GGGGGAGGTAGTGGACTCAAATATGCAGCGAGTACAATCATTTATCTTAGCAAGAAGAAAGAAAAAGATGGAAAAGAAGTCATTGGAAACATTATCAAAGCAAAGACTCACAAATCACGTTTAAGTAAGGAGAATAAAACAGTTGAGATACGTCTTTACTATGATGATCGTGGATTAGATAGGTATTATGGTCTCCTAGAATTAGGAGAGATTGGAGGACTGTGGAAGAATGTAGCAGGTAGATATGAAATGAATGGAAAGAAGATATATGCTAAACAAATACTTGCTAACCCAGAAGAATACTTTACACCTGAAGTAATGCAAGCTCTTGATGAGATTGCACATCAAGAGTTTAGTTATGGTTCCTAATATTAAATCCTCAACAGTTGAGATTAATCCTAATGTTGAGGTTATTGATAACTTTTTAGATTCTTATAGATTTAATCAACTTCAATCTTGTATATTCGATAACTCTTTTGGTTGGTATTATTATCCTGGTATTAATGGAAAGGATAATCCCCGTGGAAGTTATCAATTTACTCATGGATTTGTAGTAAATGATTCTATAAGTGATTCTACTAACTTTCCTTTGATGGCTTCTATTGCTAATACACTAAATTGTAATAGATTGATTAGGATTAAAGCTAATTTAAATCCCAGAACTATTTTTCATAGAAACGGTGGATATCATTGGGATTCATTAGCTAATGTTGGTATGAAAGTTGCAATTTTATATATTAATACTAATAATGGTTGGACGGATATTAAAGGATATGGTAAAGTAAAGTGTGTTGCTAATAGGTTAGTTAAGTTTCATTCTTCTATGGAACATGCAGGAATATCCTGCACTGATGAAAAGAGAAAGGTGGTTCTAAATTTCAACTATGAATGAAATGGACAAAGTTGAGTTTCTCATTCTTAGAAACCTCTTATATAATGAAGAATATGTTCGTAAAGTTCTGCCTTTTTTAAAGGGAGATTACTTTGAGGATCGTAATCAACGTATAGTATTTGAGGAGATATCTAAATTCGTACAGGATTATAATAAACCTGCTACAAAGGAAGTTCTTTGTATTGAAACTGAGAAACGTCAAGATATTAATGGAACAGAATTTGAAGAAGTAAGTAAATTAATAAGTTACTTGGAGGATGAACCCACCGAGTTTGATTGGTTAGTAGATACCACTGAGAAATGGTGTCGTGATCGTGCTATATATTTGGCACTGATGGAATCAATCCAGTTAGCAGATGGAAAGGATGACACTCAAGGAAGGGATGCTATTCCTACTATTCTCAGCGATGCTTTGGCTGTCTCTTTCGATACTAATGTAGGACATGATTACTTAATTGACTATGAAGAAAGATATGAATCGTACCACAAGAAAGAGGACAAGATCCCGTTCGACCTCGAATATTTTGACAAGATTACGAAAGGAGGTCTACCGAATAAAACTCTCAACATTGCTCTTGCTGGCACAGGTGTTGGAAAGTCTTTATTCATGTGTCATGTGGCAAGCTCAGTCTTACTCCAAGGTAAAAACGTCTTATACATCACTCTCGAAATGGCAGAGGAAAAGATTGCGGAAAGGATTGATGCAAATTTACTTAATGTCCCAATACAAGATATAACAGATCTTCCTAAAGTAATGTTTGATAGTAAGGTCACTGATCTTGCAAAGAAAACACAAGGTACTCTTATTATTAAAGAGTATCCTACTGCATCTGCACATTCAGGACATTTCAAAGCATTACTTCAAGAGTTAGCATTGAAAAAATCATTCAAACCCGATATAATATTTGTAGATTATTTAAATATTTGTGCATCATCCCGATACAGAGCAGGAAGTAATGTCAACTCCTACTCGTACATCAAAGCAATCGCAGAAGAATTACGGGGTCTCGCAGTTGAGGCGAACCTTCCGATTGTATCTGCCACTCAAACTACTCGTAGCGGTTACGGTAGTAGTGATGTTGAGCTTACTGACACCTCTGAATCTTTTGGACTCCCTGCTACTGCTGACCTTATGTTTGCCCTTATTTCTACAGAAGACTTGGAACCATTAAATCAAATAATGGTGAAGCAGTTGAAGAATAGGTATAACGATCCTACTGTTAATAAGAGATTTATTGTTGGTATTGATAGAGCAAAGATGAGATTGTATGATTGTGAACAAAATGCACAAGAAGATATCGTTGACAGTGGACAAGAAGAAGAGTATAATAACGAAGAGAAAAAGTTTAAGAAAAACTTTGATGGATTTAAATTTAATTAATTATGACTTATAAAGAATTATTAGAATCTCTTCAAAAATTAAGTGAAGAATCATTATCAAAAACTGCTATTACTTGGGATATAGATGATCAAGAATTTAAAGAGGTTGATTTTAGTGCTATTGGTAGATGTGTAGTTGAAGGAGCAGATGACGAGTTAAATGATGAAAATTATTATTACTTTGTAATTTAATTATGAATGTAGACACCCAAAAGTATCTTGACTTTGTTGATGGAGTTACGAGTGATCCTAGTAAGGATTTTGCACAACTTCTAAGAAGAATGACGGAGTTGGATATAGAAGATGATTGTGATGTATCTCACCTTTTGACTGCTGCACTTGGACTTACTGCTGAAGCAGGTGAGTTTACGGAGGTAGTTAAAAAGATTATTCTTCAAGGTAAACCCTATAATGAAGATAATGTCTTTCATATGAAGAGAGAACTAGGAGACATCTGCTGGTACATCGCACAAGCATGTATGGCACTCGATACTACCTTTGATGAAATCATTGAGATGAATGTAGATAAACTTAAAGCACGTTATCCTGGTGGAGAGTTTGATGTTCATAAATCAGAAAATCGCAAAGAAGGAGACCTATGAATTACTATGCATTATTAAGTGTTTCAGATAAAACAGGTATCGTTGATTTCGCAGAAGGATTGATCCGTTCTGGATATACTCTTATATCAAGTGGTGGAACTCATGCAGTTATTCAAGCAGAAGGATTACCTGTAACTAAAGTTTCTGAATATACTGGATCACCAGAGATTCTGAATGGAAGAGTAAAGACATTACATCCAAAGATTCATGGTGGCATTCTT